AAGTGGCTGTTGTGTGCCCAGGCCTCGACCGTCGCGTCGCCCAGCGCGGCGGCCAGCCGGTCGGGCATGGGCCCGCCGGCGGTGCAGTCCCACACCTGGGCCGGCTCGTCGTCGAGGCCCCAAGCGAAGAGCATCACCTCGGCCCCGGCCGCGTAAGCGTGCGTGCCGTGCGTGATGGGCACCTCGCTGTACGTTTCGAGGTCGAGCCAGAGGCGCATCGCAGCGGCGCTTTCGCTCAGGCCAGGTCGTCGGCCGTGGCGCCGGCGGACACGTCGTCGAAGTCGTCCTCGCTGGCGGCGCCACCCCCGGTGAAGCTGTCGCCATCGCGCGCGAACTGCACGCCCATCAGCGTGGCGTTGACGCGCTTGCCGTAGTTGTTGTCCTGCGCCCACAGGTCCAGCACCGCGTTGACGTAGCAGCCGGCGTAGGGCTTGCCGTCGGCGGCCACCAGGGGCGACTTGTCGGCATCCAGCACCGTCGGGCGCACCCTGTTGCGCGCGCTGACGAACAGCATGCCTGGGAAGCCTTCGTAGGTGGCCTTGAGGTCGCCGTCGTGCAGGCACACCTTGTCGGCCTTGCGCGCCTGCACCAGCATGGCCGGCGCCTTGGCGCCCCACTTCTCGGTAGCCGTCTGGTCGATGGCGGTGTGGATGGCCTTCACCTGCGGGTCGGCAGGGTCGAGGAGGAAGCAGGCGCTGAAGGCGGGGTCGCCCTCGCCGTTGACGGTCTTGGCCTCGAACAGCGCGGGGAAGGCGAGGCGGACGTTGCGGAGCTTGAGTTGCATGGTCAGGGGGCCTTTCAGGCGAGGGTGGTCACGTCGTTGAAGGCATCGGCCACCGCGGACATGACCAGCGCGGGGCGTTTGTCGGACTCGGGCGCCACGCTGGGCTTGCCTTCGGCCTGGGTGATAAGCGCGGCCACGCGCGGCCACTGGCGCGGGCCGATGACCTCGGCCTTGGCCAGCTTCTCGGCGCTGGTAGGGCTGATGACCGCGTAGTCGTACATCCGGTCGTGCGGAATGCGCATGGCCTTGAGCATCGCCTCGGCGTCGGCGTCGCTGGACCACTTGCGGTTGCCCTTCTTGCCCTGCACCAGCTTCCAGCCGGGCACGGGCTTGCCGGCCAGCAGCCGGGCTTCGGCCTCGGCGCGCACGGCCTTGCACCAGCCTTCGATCAGGTCGACCTTGCCCATGCAGTCGGCCAGCACCTGCTCGCCCTGGTCGGCGGGCACCGGCGTGGCGTCGAAGGCCTCGATCACCTCGTCGCGCAGCGCGGGGCACGTGGCCTTGGCGCGGCAGAAGCGGCACGCCTTCTCGCTGGGGTTGAGCCGCGGGTCGGGGTACTGGGTGAAGCCGGCAGCTTCGAGCACCCGCTCGCCGAAGTAGGCCAGGTCGTCGATGGACAGCGTTGCCTCGCTGACGGCGCCGAGCCGCGGCTGGTGGATCACCATGCGCACCTGGTCGAAGTCCTGCGCCAGGCCGAATTCGCGCAGCGCGGCCAGCGCGTAGATCTGCAGCTGCTCGTTGTCCTCGGCGTCGACAGCCACGCCGCGGCCGTACTTCAGGTCGATGACGATGATCTCGCGCTCGGCCAGGATCACCGCGTCGGCGGTGCCGTGCGCACCACTCTCGCCGGTGAGGCTGCTGATCGGCAGCCGCTGCTCGACCAGCAGCGCGCCGCCGGTGGCCTTGGACACGCCGCGCACGTAGTCCACGTAGTCGCGCACGGCCAGGCACATGTCCTGGTCGACCAGGAACGACGAGGCAGCGTTGCCTGCGGCCCAGCCCTCGGGCAACCACTCGGCGCCGTCGCGGCTGACGAGGATGGTGCGGCCCAGGTGAGAGAAGGGCTCGTCGCCCCTGCCCAGGCACTCGCTGGCCAGGAAGTGCGCTGCGGTGCCTTCGTCGGCGAACTTGCTGGACTCGTCGGGCAGGTCCGCGCAGGCCTGGACGGACCCGGGGCAGCGCATCCACCGATGCGCAGCGGACGGGGAGAGCTGCGCGTGGCTCACGCCGCCACCCCTTCGAGCGCTTGGGCCAGCGCGGCGAGGAAGGGGCCGAACTGCTCAGGCTTGAGGTCGGGGCCCTTGCGCGCGCCGAAGGCGGACAGGGTGTCGACGGTGCGCTCGCGGCTGACCCTGACCGCGTGGGTGATGGCCGCGGCCACCTGCGGGTAGGTCACCCGGTCAGCCGCAGCAGTCAAGGCCGGCGGTTGGGCCGCCACAGACGCGACACCGGGGTCGGAGGCGTCGGCCATCTTCTCGGGCGCAGCGGCCTGCGGGGCCGCCGCCGCCGTTGCAGTATGCCGGCCAGGGGCAGGGCTTGCCGCCTGGGTCGGGGCAGGCACGGGGGGCTTTGGGCCGGGCGCAGCGGCCACCTCGGGCTGCGCGCCGTCGTCGGCGTCGGGGGCCTTCAGGTCGGACTGCAGGGCCCGCATCACGGCGCTCAGCTGCGCCAGCGTGTGGATGGTCATCGTGAGGGGGAACATCGAAACTCCTTACAGGGTGGTGTTGGTGAGGTCGGTCAGGCGCTGGAACAGGTCGCCGGCTTCTTCGGCGATGCCGTACCACTTGTCTGCGCGCTCCAGCTTCTGGCGCAGGGTCTTGAGGTTGTTGGCGTTGAACTCCTCGAGCACGGCGAACAGCTCGCGCATCTCGTCGAGCGCGAAGTCGGACTTCCCGATGGCCTCGGTCACGGAGGCCAGGTCGTCGATTTGCTGCGCCAGCCGGCGCAGCAGTTCGCCCTCCAGCTCGGTGGAGGTGATCGGGTCGAACACGGTGTGCGCGTAGCGCAGCAGCTCGTCGTCGGTGAGGCAGCTGAGCGCGGTCATGCCAGCACCACCATAAGCAGCGCCAGCACCGCGGCCAAGGCGGCCACGAACAGCGCGGCGATGGCGCTGCCCTCAGGCACCGCATCGGCGTAGTCGGAGCCGATTTCGGTGCAGGCTTCCGCCGGCATCGCGGGGATCGTCGAGACGAATCCGCTGGCGTCCATGTCTGCGGTGTCGATGTAGGTCATGCCAGGCTCCAGTCGATCCAATGGACAAGCACAAGCGTCAGAGCGATGCCGATGGCCACCGCCAGCAGCCGCCCGGCCCACTTGTGGCCGCTGCGGTAAGCGCGCAGCGGGTCGAAGCCAGCCGGGTCCCATGGCTGCGACCAGGTGCGCCCGTGGATGGCGCGCCGGTGTTCGGGCAGGGTGTTCATGCGGGCTCCGCGGCTGCGGTGTTGGCCGCCCAGGGGTCGATGAAGGCGAGCGCGGCGGCGTAGTTCTTGCCGTGCACGTTGTCGCCATGGGTCTTGGCCACGTCCGCGGCGAACGCGTCGCGCGTGCCGAAGAAGCAGCCGGTGCGGATGCGCAGGCCGGCGTCGGTCCGGTAGGCGACGAGGTAGGCCGAACGCGAGCCGAGGGGCCCGATCTGCAGCACGGGGCTCGAACCGACAAGCCTGAAGCCGCCGTCCAGGTACGCGCCGTCCAGGTTCGCGCCGGCCAGGTTCGCGCAGGCCAGGTACGCGCCGGCCAGGTACGCGCCGGCCAGGTACGCGCCGGCCAGGTTCGCGCGGTCCAGGTTCGCGCCGTCCAGGTTCGCGCCGTCCAGGTTCGCGCCGGCCAGGTTCGCGCCGGCCAGGTACGCGCCGGCCAGGTACGCGCCGGCCAGGTACGCGCCGGCCAGGTACGCGCCGTCCAGGTACGCGCCGGCCAGGTACGCGCCGGCCAGGTTCGCGCCGGCCAGGTTCGCGCCGTTCAGGTTCGCGCCGGCCAGGTTCGCGCCGGCCTTGCAGGCCGCTTCGAGCGCCTCGCGCAGCGCCAGCCCATCGCGCTGACGCTTTTCGATGGTCTCGTGCTCGTACAGCACCGCGCCGCTGAAGCGGTCCGTGATCTGGATGATGTGCATCGCTTGTGTCCTGCTCCCCCGCCCGGGATGGGATTGTCTTGGGGGAGTGGGGTGATTACACGCTATGTTTAGTCGCTTGTCAAACGCTATGTGTAATCTCGTCCCCCGCACAAACCCTGGTCGGGCGGCCGCTGTGAACAGCGCCCCCACACTGGCTGCATTTGCAGCTACCGCGCCCGCACCGCGGGCAGCACACTGCGGCCCTCAGCTGGAGCCGGACATGGCACCGACCTTCACCGTCACCCTCGACATCCGCCAGCGCAGCGGCTACCTGTCTGCACGCTGCGCCTGCCGCTGCTGTCGCGGCAGGCGCCGCAACGCCGCCAGCACCACCGGCAGCGCCGCGGCCAGGTCGGGCGGCCCCAGGGCGTCGGCCCTGACGTTGTGGTGATGGAGCACGGGTCACGCTCCAGTCTCGGCGGCGGCCAGTCGCTTGGCCAGTCGCTTGGCATGGGCCTTGTTCGCCAGGTTGCGTGCCCGGGTGGCAGCCGCTTCGGCTTCGGTCGTCTGGCGCCGTGCGTCATCTATCTGCGCCTGCAGCCACTGGCGCACCTTGCCCGCCGGCCAGCGCGTGCAGCGCGTGCCGTCGCGCACCGGTTGCGGGAAGCGGCCTCCACGCACCATGTCGTGGATGTTGGTGACGCTGCGGCCGGTCAGCGCGGACACGGCGCGCACGGGCAGCAGTTGCAGGTCTGCCAGGTCGGCGGGCAGTGCCGCAGCAGCGCCAGCCGGCGCGGGCGGGCGCTTGCGGGTCAGGTCAATCGGTTGTGCGGTGTCGGTCAAGTCAGGCCCCAGCGGTTGCGATGGGGCATTGTCATGCACCCGCTACTGCGCGGGAAGCCTGTCTGCCAGCGCGTCACCGTGGTCGCGTCATGACGTCACCGTGGTCGCGTCATGACGTCACCGTGGTCGCGTCATGACGTCACCGTGGTCGCGTCAGCCGCTACTGCGCGGGAAGCCTGTCTGCCGGCAGCGCTTATCGTCTGCCGGCAGCGCTTATCGTCTGCCGGCAGCGCTTATCGTCTGCCGGCAGCGCTTATCGTCTGCCGGCAGACGCAAAGACCTACTTGCCAGCCAGCCAGCGGCGGACCGTCGTGCGCGATTCGCTCACAAGTCGCAAGGCGATGATCTGGTCGGCTGCCGCTTCCTTGGTCAGCCGGCCTTTGTCTCCGTTTGCCCGCCACCATTCCAGAACCAGGGTTTTCGCGTCGCGTGTGGGTGCGTGGCGGGCACTTGCGGCGATACGCGATCGACAGCCGATCACGCCCTCGGCCTTGATCGCGCCTGCGCCCGAAACCCCCCGCTTCTCCCAGTTTTTGACCGTCTGCGGACTCTCGTTGAGAAGCCGTGCGACGTTGGACTGTCCGGCGACCCCTCGTAGTTCATTGGCTGCCATGTACAGCCGTTCGGCGCTTGCGTGCATGCCGCCAAGCATGTCGACGAGTACACAAGGCGTGCCACACGTCGCGTTTGACAGATGCTTAAACATCGCGTGTAATCACGCGATGGAGCAACTTGACAGAGACCGAGCGCTCATCGCCGCGATGGGTGGTCCCGCGCGGGTTGCGGAGCTGCTCGGGTTGAAGAAGCACGGCACCCAACGAGTCCACAACTGGACATCTCGCGGCATCCCTGCGGCCGTCAAGCTGATGAGGCCTGACCTCTTCCTCATCCCCGACCCCACCAGGCCGCACCCCGAGGGCCGGCCGGCGATTGATGTGGCCGGGCCGGCGCAACAGGAGGCGCGTGATGCAGCTTGACCAACAACCGGCCATGTCGCGAGAGATCGCTCCCGCCATCCTCGAGGCGCTGGGCCTGAAGGGCCGCTTGGTGGTGTCTTTGCGGCTGGACCTGGTATCAGACGAGGTGGCGACCGTGACGGTCACCGAGCTGGTCACTCGCCAGCAAGGGCTGGCGACCGCCGAGTTGCTGAAGCGGTGCTGCCGTCTGGTGCCAATCGATGATGCCGTCCAGCAGGCGCAGATCAAACTCGACGGCACGGCGTTGGATCTGGATGCGTCAGCACCTGGTACGAGCCCGAGTCGAGAAGGTTGACCGGTATGCGCCCGAGCATCTCGACAAGCTGGCGCTGCTGCTGGCGCATGCGGGGCTCAAGGTGGTGCCGGTGGGGCGCGTGTGCGTGGACCAGCGCATGTACGAGGCGATGACGAACATCGCCTCGCGCGCCATGGCCGACACCGAGGTCGCTCAGCGGCTGGTTTGGGGCGACGAGTAGAGGCCGAGCACCGTGGCGACGAGCCCCCACTCCCCCACGCTGCGCCCGGCGTTCGTCGTCGGGGCGATCCCTGCGCTGCTCAAGAAGGAAGCGCGATGGGCGCCTTGGCGCGCCAAATGGAACGACAAGCGCGGCAAGTGGGACAAGGTGCCGTGCTCGCCGACGGCGCCGTTCTACGGCCTGAGCACGAACAAGCCCGAGCGCTGGGGGCCCTTCACCGCGGCGCTGCAGGCGCTGCAGGCACAGCCCGAGCGCTTCGCCGGCCTGGGCTACCTGATGACGCGGCTCCACGGGCTGGTGGGCATCGACCTGGACAGCTGCGTAGCCGACGGCGTGGTGGCGCCCTGGGCGATGGAGATCGTCGCCGCGCTGGGCAGCTACGCCGAGATCAGCCCGTCAGGGCGCGGCCTGCGCATCTTCGTGCGGGGCGAGACGCTGTCGGACTGGACCAACCACGAGGTAGGCATCGAGGTCTACTCGGGCCACGAGGCGCGCTTCCTGACCGTGACGGGGGACCACCTGCCGGGCACTCCGAGCGAGGTGCGCCAGGAGCCGCCCGGGGTGCTAGAGGGCTTGGCGCAGCGGTACGCCCGCGAGCGCAGCAGCGCCCCGGCGGGGGCCGCTAACGGCGTCATCACGCTGGAGTGGCCCGACCTGGTGGACGAGCTGGCGCTGCCGGACGCGCGCACCCTGGGGCTGCCTTACGCTGCGGTCGACTTCCTGACCGAGGGCGCGTGCCGCGGCGACCGCTCGCGCGAGCTGTTCGCCGCCGCGGTGGCGCTGCACCAGGCGGGTTTGGACGATGCGACGGTGTTCAGCGTGCTGGTGGCCAGCCCGCACGCGATGGAGGTGGCGCTGGACCACCGGCGGCAGGACACCGACCGCGCGCTGACGTACCTGTGGGTGGAGCACGTCCAGAAGGCCAAGGGCCGGGGGAGCAGCCGCGTGGCAAGTGCCGACGACTTCGAGGTGGTGGGCCCGGCACGCGGGGCGGCCGACACTGCTGCCGCCGCACCCAGGCCCGGGCGCTTTGCCGCGCTCACCCTGGGGGCGTTCATGGCCCGGCCGCCGGTGCGCTGGACGGTCAAGCGCGTGCTGCCGGAGCAGGGCGTGGGGATGATCTTCGGCCCGTCGACGGCGGGCAAGTCGTTTTTCGCGTTGGACCTGGTGCTGGCGGTGGCCAGGGGGGTTGAGTGGCGCGGGCGCAAGGTCAGGCAGGGCTCGGTGGTCTACGTCATCGCCGAGGGCGCAGGCGGGTTCCCGGGCCGGCTGCAGGCCTACGCCGAACACCACGGGGTCGATCTGGCTGGGGTGCCGATGCGGGTCATCCCGGCGGCGCCGAACCTGCTGGATAAGGCCGACGTCAAGGAGCTGGTGCAGGATCTGCGCGCCGCCGGGCCGCTGCGCCTCATCGTGGTGGACACGCTGGCGCAAGCCACCCCTGGGGCTGACGAGAACTCGGGTCAGGACATGGGCCGGGCGCTGGCGCACTGCCAGGTCATCGCCAAGGCGACGGGCGCGCTGGTGCTGCTGATCGGGCACCCGGGCAAGGACGAAAGCCGCGGGGTGCGCGGGTGGTCTGGCATGTTCGCGGCCTTCGACGTGGTGCTGCAGATCGAGCGCAGCGACGACTACCGCGCGGCCACCGTTGCGAAAATGAAGGACGGGCAGGGGGAGGGCGACGAGTTCCCGTTCACCCTGCACAGCGTCACCCTCGGCCAGGACGAGGATGGCGAAGACATCACGAGCTGCGTGCTTGCCCCCCGCGGGCAAGCCCTACCCATGGAGCAGCGCAAGAGGGCCCCGAAGGGCAACGTCGAGCGGCTGGTGCTACGTACCGCGGGGGTCATGCGTGACTTCCCGGCCGGGGTCACTACCCACCAGCTGATCGAGGCGGCGGTCAACGAACTGCCGGCGCCCGAGGGCAAACGAGATCGCAGGCGCGAAGTCGTGCTGCGCGCAATCGAGGCGCTGGTCGCCGACAACCATTTGTCGGTCACCGGCGGCTTTGTGTCCGTCGAACACGTTGAAAACAGCGGACATGGTAACTAAACGTATCCCACAACTGCCACAAGTGGTACCACAAGTGGCAACGGCAAGCGAGGCGCCACACCGGCGGCGGGGAGGGCCCTGGCCCGACCACCACACCCCCTCCGAAGGTCGGGGTTGTGGGAAGCCCCGCTGTGGCGCCGAGCCCGACCCCGGCGTGGCGGCGCTGGCGCTGGCCGAGGAGGCGAGGCCCGGCTGGGTGTTCCGGCCGGCGGCTGCCGGGGTCTGGGTGGCGGTGACGCCGTGGCCGGAGTACGGCGAGGGGGGTGCCCCGGCGTGGTCCGCGAAGGTCGTCCGCTTCGGCGGGGGTGTCAGCCGGCGGTACTGGCTGGTCTGGTCGGGGCGTTTGCGACGGTGGGTGAAGAACCACGAAGAGGGCCGACTGCGGCGCGACGCGTCGGCCGAGGAGCTGCGCGCCATCGACGGCTTCATGTGCGACACACTGGAGGGTGCGCGGTGCTGAGGGCAAACGCCGGCAGCTACGTGCGGGTGGAGGTGGCGTGCCTCGCCTGACCGCAGACCAGTGGGCTGCAGCGCGCATCCGCTGGGAGGCCGATCCTGGACTCACCTGCGACGCGCTGGGCAAGTCGCTGGGGGTGAGTGGCGAAGCCGTGCGCAAGCGCTGCAAGGCGGAGGGTTGGGCTCGCGCTCGATCCTTGGCCGACGTCTCTCGCCGCGCCCAGTTCAAGGCCGATGCCAAGTTGGCCGCCCAAGTTGGCCGCGAGGTTGGATCGCCAACCGAAAAAGCTGCGCGCGAACTCGCCGAGGACATCCGCGCCGACCTCATCGAGCGCCACCGCGCCGACTGGGCCGAGCACCGCCAGCACTTCAGGACTGCCGACATCGCCGCCGACTTCGATCTCGGCAAATCGGCCAAGATCAGCGCGGAGATGCTGGCCATCCGCCAGAAGGGCGAGCGCGCCGCCTACGGGCTGGATGAGGCCGCGACGACCCAGGCGCCGCCGGAACCAGAGTGGACAGTGCTCATCGGCCAGAGTGTGCAACTGGGGGTGGAGTCTTGAGCGCATTGCTGCATCCCGGCCAGGTGCGGGTGCTGCAGCATGCGCGGCGGTTCAACACGGTGGCCTGCGGCCGGCGCTGGGGCAAGACCACGCTCGGGCTGATGCTGGCCTGGTCGGGGCGCAAGACGGCGCTGCGCACGGGCTTCGATGTGGCCTGGGTGGCGCCGAGCTACAAGCTGATGGACGAGGCCTGGCGCTTGGCCAAGCGGCTGTATCGGCCCTTCATCGTGCGCACCGATGCCAACCTGCATCGGATGGAGCTTTCCACCGGCGCCGCGATGGACTTCTGGACGCTCGAGGACGAGGACGCTGGCCGCGGGCGTAAGTACGGGCTGATGGTTGTCGACGAGGCGGCGATGGCGCGCCACCTGGAATCCGCCTGGAACGCGGCACTGTCACCCACCCTGACCGACTACGCCGGCGGCGCCTGGTTCTTCAGCACGCCCAAGGGGCGCAACCACTTCTGGACGCTGTCGCAAGAGCCCGACCGCGACCCCCACTGGGCGCATCACCACGCGCCCAGCGCCGAGAACCCGCACCTGCCGGCCGCCGAGATCGAGCGCCAGCGCGCCAAGCTGCCCGAGCGCATCTTCGCCCAGGAGTACCTGGCGCAGTTCCTGGGGGACGGCGGCGGCGGCGTGTTCCGCCGCGTGACGGCTGCCGTCGACGCCGATTTGCCGATCGATCCGCACGAGGCGCGCGACGTGGGCGACGGGCGCGCCTACGTCATCGGCGTGGACTGGGGGCGGCATGAGGACTTCACGGTAATCGTCGTGATCGACGCCAGAGCCCGCGCCGTCGTCGCGGTGGACCGCTTCACCCAGATCGACTACGCGATCCAGCTCTCAAGGTTGCAGGCCGTGCAGCAGCGGTTTCCGCGCGCGCCGATCCTGGCAGAGAGCAACAGCATGGGCGGCCCGTTGGTGGAGCAGCTGCAGCGCATGCGGCTGCCGGTGCGCGCGTTCCAGACCACGGCCGCCAGCAAGGCGCAGGCGGTGGAGGCGCTGGCGCTGGCGCTCGAGCAGGGTTCGATCCGCATCCCGCCGGTGCAGTGGCTGATCGACGAGCTGATGGCGTTCGACCAGGAGCGGCTGCCCTCGGGCTCCATGCGCTACGGCGCGCCGCGCGGCGGGCACGACGACGGGGTGATGGCTCTGGCCATCGCCTGGCATGGGGTGCAGCTCTCTGGCCGCGTGGCGGTGTCCACCCTCAACGCACCCGGACTGTGACGATGGGCGACTCAGACAAAGCAGCGCGCTGCAGCCTCCTCTGGCTGCTCTCCGAGATGGAACGCGAGGGCCTGCGCCGCAGCGGTCAGGAGCGACTGCTGGCGCTGCTCTTGCAACTCGTGGCAGAGGACAGCTGCGCGTTGCGGCCGCGTGCACTGAGGATCGCCATGCGCGCGCATGTTGCGTCATCGCTGCTGCTGTCGATGCCGCCCACCGATGCGCGCCGGGTGTTGCCGCAGCTGTGCGCCGTGAGCCGGGCGACCGCTTACCGCGACGTGTCGGCGGCCCTGTCCGCGCTTGGCCCCGTGGGAGGGTGAGTCGGTGGCGGCTCTCGGCGACGACGCGGCAGACCAGATTGCGCGGCGCACAGCCTCACTGGTCGACCGGCTGGCGCGCGCGGCGTTCGCGCGCATGTGGGCGGCCCTGCAGGCGGGTGGCGACATCAGCCCGCGAGATGCGATCAAGGCGGCGCAGGTGCAGTTCGGTGGCGCGTTCGCCGAGGCCTTGGCAGCCGCGTTCTCAGAGCTGCTGCGGCGCTCGGTCGGCGTCGCCGAGGTGCGATCCATGCCGGTCGGCGGGCTTTCGCTTTCGCGCCATCTGTACCTGCACAACGCTGACACGTCGGCTCAGGTGCTGCACCTCGTGCGGCAGCACGCCGCCGGGGTGCACGAGGCCCGCGCGCTGGCCTTGCGGCTCTACGATGGGTATACCCCACAGGACGGCGTCGTCAGGCCCCTGGAGGGCCGGGCGAGGGCCTCGCTGCCCAAAGCGCTGCGCGAGTTGACGGCCGACCCGGCGGCCAGGCAGACGTTGGCCAGCCTGGTGGAGCGTGGCCAGAAGCAGGCCGCGCGGCTCAAGACCAGGGCGCTGCGCGCGGGGTACACCGAAGCGCTTGACGCCTGGGCGGCCGGCGCCGGCCAGGCGGCGCTCAAACGCAAGCTCGAGGTGGCGCAGCGCGAGAAGAACCGCTACTTCGCCTACCGCATCGCGCAGACCGAGCTGGCGCGCGCGCACCAGGCGCAGGTGGCGGCTGACCTGATGACCGACGACACCATCGACGTGGTGCAGGTGCGCATCAACCCAGCACACCCCAAGGCCGACATCTGCGACCTGCACGCGCGCGCCGACCTGTGGGGCCTGGGGCCTGGCAACTACCCAAAGGCCCGGGCGCCGCGGCCGCCGTTTCACCCTCTCTGCGGGTGCCGGTTGCGCTCGCGTCCGTCGCTGTCGGCCGCCGGCGCGCGCGAAGTGCCCGGCGGCGAGGCGGCTTACCTGCGCACCCTGGCGCCGGGAGAAGCCGCTCGGGTGATGGGCTCAGCAGAGCGGGCCCGCGCGGTGATGGGCGGCCGCAGCGTGCAGAGCGTGGTCAACGACGGGCGAGATCCCCTGTACCGCCTGGCGCGGGTGGGCGATGGAGCGGCGCATGCGTTGGTTGGGCAGCGGGGGTGAACCGGGCCTA